TGGCCCCGAAGATTAAGCGTGAGCTGGTGAAACGTACATGCGGTACCTGCGAAGGAAAGAGGGTGATCCATGCCCGTTGCCGCTGCGGAGGTAAAGGCGAGGTGCTCGACCGCGCAGCGACGAAGGAAAAGGGGTCCCCGGTTTTTAAAGCCTGTGAGCGCTGTTCTGGAAATGGCTTTTCTTCGGTGCCATCCACAGCTGCGCACAAGGCGATTCTTAAACGTCTGCCGGATCTGCATGTAAGGACATGGACCCGCAACTGGAAACCTTTTCTCGAGGAGCTGGTGGACGTTTGCAAGCAGGAGGAAGGGAAGGCAGCCAAAGAATTTCAGGCAGCAACATCCCTATGCGAGGAAGACTACAAAATTTAGCATTTTAACAACATAAGCCTTGCTTTTGTCCGAAGTTGTCGTGTAAGCTTCAAAACGTGGGGTATAACGCCTGCACGCAATTAAACCCGCCTCTGTGCGGGTTTTTTTATGGACAAATTGCACATGCTTAGCCCGCCATGAGGCGGGCTGTAGGGCCGCTTAGCGTCCGAGGCTACGCAGAAAAGATTCGAATTGCGTTAACTCACCTTCCGGGGCGGTCGAGGAGTTTTTCAATTTAGCGCTAATGGCCGAAAGATTTTTTTTGGTGAGAAATTTTCCTGCATCGTGCAAGAGTGATTTGAGCTGCTTTATACGCTCATCAATGCTATTAGCGCGTTGAGCCAGATCTGAAATCACGGGGCTACCGGCCTTGCTTAAATCGACTTGGCGGATTGATTTAATATCCTCAGCAATAGAAACAAAGCGATTCTTTAAGTTATTTTCCGGTAACAATACATGAACGAAAGATACTTTACCCATGATGTAATCGCTAGTGGCCTCACCAGATTCACGCATATGTCTGTTCGCTGTGAACAGAAGAGATCTCGCCCACTTTGCCGTCTCAACTTCGGTAAGGATAACTGTACCGTCCTGATTCTTTGCTAAGAGTCTGATCTCCGTTGACGCTAAACGGCCAGAGTGGTTGGCATTTTGTATCTTTTCAATGTTCGAGGCGCAGCTGTCAATTGAAGGCTTAACTTTCCGGAACCCTTCGATAGTGGAAGCCCAGACATCGCATTTTTTCTTGGCTTCAGAAACAATCATCTTATTCGTTTCAAGCCTCATGAAATTATCGAACCGCTCAGTCAGTTCCTTAAATTTCACACCGAATTCATCAGCCCCACAAATGTTACCAATATTGGTTTCAATGCCATCATCGGTAAGCACGATATACCCCAATTGATGAGGCTGATTGCAACCTTTCAGGCCGCAGTGAATTTTATCTTTGAAACGATAGAATCCGATTATTTCGGAAAGTTTGTGTTCTGACTTTGATATTTTGTTAGAGAAGTTTGGCCGATTTGTGATTTCTTCCCAGTGTTCGACCCGCTGACTACCTGATGCTGTGCGTACAAAAATCATGAACCGCTCCATTCGATAGTGGACCGTTCATTTTATCTCCATGCAAAAAAGATAACCATATCTTGCTTATAGATTTAAATGAGGGCTGCCGTTTGGTGGCCTTTTTTGTTCCCCTCATTTCAGAGAGGACTCACGGCAAAAGAGGGGGACCAATGTCCGATCCAATTTCCGGCACGGGGTTAGCCGGTGGCACCCTGGCGGGGGCCAGCGTTTATGGACTGCTGACCGGGACCGATTACGGTGTAGTTTTTGGCGCATTTGCAGGGGCGGTATTTTATATCGCCACGGCAGCCGACCTGGGCGCAGCACGCCGACTTGCTTATTTTATCGTGTCCTATATCGCCGGCATTCTGTGCTCCGGCCTGGTCGGGTCGAAGCTGGCTAACCTGACCGGTTACAGCGACAAACCCCTGGACGCCATTGGTGCCGTTATCGTTTCTGCTTTAGCCGTCAAAATCCTGACGTTCCTGAATAACCAGGATGTCGGCTCGCTGGTGGCGCTGATAACGCGCCGGGGAGGTTCAGGTGGTTCTAAATGACCCGACAGCAACTATCAACGCGCTGATCTGCGCTGGCGTAGTTCTGACTCTGATGTTTTACCGCCGGGGTGATTCACGGCATCGCCCGTGGGTTTCCCGCCTGGCATGGCTGATTACTGTGACGTACAGCGCCGTGCCACTGGCCTACCTTTGCGGCATTTATCCTCATTCATCGTGGGCCACCATTGGGGCCAACGTTCTTTTCCTTTCCGTGCTGGTGGCCGTCAGGGGCAACGTTGCGCGTCTGGTTGATCATCTGAGGCAATAATGAATCAAACACAATTTCAGAAGGCGGCTCGTATCAGCGCCGGGCTGGCCGCGCGCTGGTTTCCGCATATTGACGCTGCAATGAAAGAGTACGGCATAACCGCTCCGCTCGATCAGGCCATGTTTATTGCCCAGATGGGGCATGAGTCCGCCGGGTTTACACGGGTGGTTGAAAACCTGAACTATGCAGCCGAGAGCCTGGTGCCAACATTCGGTAGTCACCGTATCACCGCACAGCAGGCAGCAGCCCTCGGCAGAACGGCAACGCAGCCGGCAAACCAGAAGGCAATCGCCAATCTGGTTTACGGGAATGAGTGGGGCAAAAAGAACCTGGGTAATCAGGTGGCCGGCGACGGGTGGAAATACCGCGGGCGCGGTCTGAAACAGATCACCGGGCTGAGCAACTATCGCAGCTGCGGCCTGTACATGAAGCTGGACCTGGTGACTCACCCCGAACTGCTGGAGCAGGATGTCTACGCTGCCCGATCAGCTGCATGGTTCTACGCATCTCGCGGCTGCCTTCTTCACTCCGGCGATGTTGAACGCGTAACGCTGATCATCAATGGCGGCCGCAACGGGCTGGATAAACGCCGCATTCTGTTTAACCTGGCAAAATCCGTGCTGGTGTGAGGTCAATATGGGTATTGAAACGATCATCGGTCTGGCCGCGGCAGTGATAGCAGCCATTGCTGGCGCTTTTGGCCTGGGCCACGTTCGCGGCACCAGCAAAGCCGAAGCAAAAGCAGACCAGCAGCGAACCGAAGATAACGCCGCGGCCACGGTCGCTGTGGCAGAACGCCGGGTTGAAGCAACGAAAGAGGCCAGCAATGTACAGCAGACTGTTAACCATATGCCTGGCGACGATGTTGATCGCGAGCTGCGTGACTCGTGGCAGCGCCCCGGTGGTAGTTGATACCGCCTGTGACTGGGTGAAGCCAATCTATCTGACCGATCATGATATTGATGTGCTGGATAAGCAGACGAAGAAAGACATCCTGGCGCATAACAAAGCGTGGCAGGCGAACTGCCAGAAACCAAAATAAGTGAGGTCCAAGTGATCGCAACCATCGGAACAATTCTTGTTTGGACTCTAATCGTTATTGCTGGTGCTGTTGGACTGCTATTCGCAATCATCGGTTTTATGTTTTTTATCAGTTGGCCGAAGGGACGCTGACCTTCAAGGCATTACAGCAGGCATTCACTGAGTGCCTGTGATAATGCGATGAGATAAAATCACTCCTTTCAAGCCAAGGTGGGGGTGACTATGGATACAGATTTGATTGCGTATGGAACATTGATAGCGGCACAAGAGACTGCAAAATGGACATACTGGATGATGTTTGCTACTTGGTTTACAGGAGGAGCTACATTCGCGGCCGTTCTCGTTTCATTATATCTCGCCACTCGCGAAACCAAAGCTCGACTAAGAATAAAAGTGGATGAGAAGAATTTGGTTATTGAGCGAGCGAATAGTAGTGCAATACAGTTTGGTATCTCATTTGAAATAACCAACTTATCAACGCGTCCTGTGACCATTTCTCACATAGGCTGGCGTTGCGGGAAGGGAAATTACTGGATTCAAAAGTTAGGGGATACCGAATCTGACGTGCTGCCAAAGAAAATAGATTACGGTGAACGATGTTTTCTTTGGGTAGAGATATCTGAAAAGAGAGAGTCATGGTATTCAACCATTGGGAAGCAACTGTTAGAAAAGCGGCTCAACCCGGAAAAATTAAGGCTGTTTATTTCTACTACAACAACCGAGCCGTTCTATGCCAAACCCAGCAAACAGATTATTAATAACTTAAAAAGCGAAATTGGTAAATTGAGCAAAAGCTCCTAAGTTTTCTTCTGACCGCCTCCGGGCGGTTTTTTATTGCCACAACTGTGGATATCCCCCCTAGAGGATAATTTCTAAATATCCCCTACAGGACATAAAACCGCTGGTATCTGCTGGTGGGTTTTTATTGCGCATCGCACGCGCACATCTAAGAAAGTCTTTCAGCTGTGAGCCTGGGCAAACCGTTAACTTTCGGCGGCTTTGCCGTGCGACAGGCTCACGCCTAAAAGGAAATACCATGAGCACGTTTATTCTGATTTTTTCACTTTATGCCTCAGCATGGGCGGATAACGATTTTGCCAGCATCCGTTCACAGGAGTTTTCATCGCAGGAAACATGTGAAGCAGCTAAGGCAGAATTCCTTAAAAAGTTTGAAACTGCCCGCTCTACTAATACGCAAGCAATCTGTGTGAAAAAATAAATGGGTTGCAATATGGATGTCACTATTAATGGCGTTCAGTACGCTCCAGCTTGCGATATTTCATCACGGATCGGCATTGCTATATCCACACATCAGCGCGCCGAAGTCCTGAAGCGGGCGCTTGAACAGCACATGAAGTACCTGCCAGCCGGTGCGCTGGTGGTGGTGATCGATGATGGCTCAAAACCTGCGGCAGTAGTGCCCGACGGTGTGCAGCTGCTTCGCCATGAATCATCGCTGGGCATTGTCGCCGCGAAGAACGCCAGCCTGACCGCGCTGATGGACGCCGGATGTGAGCACCTCTTCTTGTGGGACGATGACGCCTGGCCTGTTGCCGATAACTGGCATCTGCCTTACATCGAATCACCAGAACCGCACCTGGCTTACCAGTTTCTCGATCTGGCTGGCCGCAATAAGCTGAACGATATGGCTGTGTTGTACCGTGATGATAAGCACATCGCTTACACTGGGCAGCGCGGCGTGATGCTCTATTACAACCGCAGCGCCATCGAGAAGGTTGGCGGTTTCGATCCAGTGTACGGTCGCGGCATGTATGAGCATCCAGATCTGGCCCTCCGCATTCACAACGCCGGGTTATCGACCTGGGCGTTTGCTGATGTGGCTGGTTCTGAAAAGCTGATTCACTCGATGGATGAGCACGAAGAAGGGACACGCTCAATACCCCGGCCCGACCGGGAGGCGTTGGTAAAACGAAACGTTGGCATCTTTAACGCACGACGCGACAGTGGGTATACCGGCTTTGCCTCGTACTGCGGCAATCCGAACCTGGTATTAACGACGCTGCTCACGAGCCAGCCGGATCCACAGCGCACCGGAAAGATGAAACCCGACTCGCAGGTTCTGCAGTCCTGGTCAGCTTCGATATCTGGCGCGCTGCCGGTGGTGCTGGCCGACGAACTTAAAGAAGCTCCCAGCGGTGCCAGCTTGTGCGAGGTACCCGCATTAGACATGAGCCCTTACTTTGCGCGCTGGCTGCATATCTATCAGTATCTTCGTGCCCACCCTGAATACCATCTTGTCTGGTGTACTGACGGGACAGACGTTGAGATGCTGCGAGAGCCCTGGGCGGAAATGGAGCCGGGTAAAATCTATGTTGGCTCTGAGCACAAGACCTATGCCGACGAGTGGATGAAAGCAAACCACCACGGCAAAGCGTATAGCGAGTTCATTGAACTGCATCGGGATGAACCACTGCTTAACGCTGGCCTTCTTGGTGGCAGCCGTAAAGATGTAATGGAGTTTGCCCACCGCATCATCCGTCAGCATTACCTCATTGAAAGCCACCGTTTCTGGAAGATGGAAACAGCTCCCGCCACGCTGGTGGACATGGGCGCGTTCGGTATGGCTGCAAAGTCATTCGGTGATCGTGTCGTTACTGGCCCTAAGGTGCACACCATATTCAAAACAGACGGCATCGGTAAGGAGGCGGCATGGTGGAAACACAAGTGAGGTTCGTTGTAGTTGGCCACCATACCCGGTTTGCTTCAGCAGCATTGCTGGCTGGTGAACTGGGAGCCCATCTTCTTCTTGATGAAGGGAATCACGGCGCGAACTGGAATCACCGGCGCGCGCTTGAATGGGCCGCCGAACAATCCTGCCGGGTAGTGGTGCTGGAAGATGATGCTCTACCTGTGCTCGGGTTCGCTGACAAGGCGGCTGACTGGCTGGCCCGTTTCCCTGACGACATGCTGAGCTTTTATCTCGGCACCGGCCGACCGCCGCAGTATCAAAAAGAAATAGCTGGTATGCTGGTGGACGCGGATCGCCTATGTGGTGATCACGTCGTGATGAATAAGCTGATTCACGGTGTCTGCTATAGCCCACCTCAGGGCAGGTTAGCGCGCATGCTTCGGGCATGGAATAAAACGCTGGCAGCTGATTACGCTGTCGGCGAGGCTTACGGCGGCAGGGTGATCTACCCGTGCTATTCGCTGGTGGATCATGCTGACCTGCCGACGGTTGAGCGTCACCCTGACAACGAGTTACGTACAGAGCGGCGCAGAGCATGGAGATTAGACGTCAGAAGTTAATCATTCCGTCCTGAGTACCACGGCTCAACATACCATTCGTAAACGGCAAGCTTCGCTGAGACCTCTTCATCAGTGGGCTCAATCTCGCCATCCATAATCTTCACGAAACGTTGAAAGCTCTGAGATTCGTAGTTCTCACTTAAAAAACGGTGAGCTTCTTTAAGCTTCTCGCGAGGGATAACTTCCGGGATGGCATCGTGATTATGAGTTTTATAGAGCATGCATCGTAATGCCTGTTGTCTTGCTGAGAACATGGTTCCTCCTGTCTGTAAGTTATGTTCCGGCTGGATTGTACGGTAAGTACTTTGTGAAATGCTCTTTCACCCTTTTTACAGGCTCTCACCCCTATGAAAGAACCACGCGTTTATGGCAGCCGATGGCATAAAGCGCGTTTGCGATTCCTGCAACTCCATCCTCTATGCGTGATGTGCGAGCAGCAGGGACGCATAACGGCGGCAACAGTGGTTGACCATATCGAACCGCACAAACTCAAAGATGCGCTTAAGTCGGGCAACCCGCTGGCCATCTCGAAGGCGCAGCACCTGTTCTGGAGTAAAGAGAACTGGCAGCCACTGTGCAAAGCGCACCACGACTCAACTAAGCAGAGAATGGAAAGGAGCGGCACCGTCATCGGTTGTGATGCCAACGGCTACCCGCTCGATCCTGCGTCTCACTGGAGTACGTAATGAAAAACCTCAGTATTGAATACCGCGACGGCAAATTTATTCAGCTGGTGATCGATGGCGTGGTGATGAAGGACGTAACCTCGATTGAGTTCTCACACAAAGTCGGCCAGGACGTACCAACGCTGAGTGTATCGGGTCACTTATGGCCTGAGCCTGAGAAGATCAATCCAGTCCTCCTGCAGGTAGAAAAAGACACGGCCTAGCGCGGCGACGTGACAGGGATGTACCTCAAATGAAATCATTTCAAATGCGATGATGTCAAATGAGAATGAATCGCATCAGGGGTAGGGGGGGATCAAATCTTCAAATCCCTTGCCCCAAATGACCGCCGCCAAAGTTTGATTTTAACGCTAACCCGATTTTTTCCGTTTTAAGGTGTTGACATATGGCAGATAAACGAACTCGCTCCGACAGTTCGGCGGCGGCGATTCAGGCCATGAATAATGCAGCAGTGGACACCATCGATCCGCCGTCCCATGCAGGTTTGGAGAAAAAAGCCGAACCATTCTGGCATGACAATATCAGATCGAAAGCCCTGGACAGCTGGACACCCGCCGACCTTCTGGCCGCTGTAGAACTGGCAAATAACCAGCTCTATATCACCGTTTTACGCAGAGATTTGCGCAAAGAAGAGCGCGTTCGTGGAGAAGGTAGAAACGAGGCGCTGATTAAAGACCTGCGGAAGCAAATTCCAGAATTGCAGCGAACCATCCTGGCTCAGCGGCGTGACCTGCAGATCCATTCCCATGCAACCAACGGTGAAAGCCGCGACCAGAAGAAACGCAACCAGAATGATCGTGCCGCCCGGGATACCCGAGCTGAACATCAGGACCAGGACGACAACCTGATCGCCTTTCCCAAACACGGATAAAAACTATGACGCGAGGTGAGCGCGTAATAGCGTTCATTGAGCGCTTTTGCATCGTGCCTGAAGGCAAGCTAATCGGGCAGCCAATGCGGCTCGACCCTTTTCAGAAAAAATTCATCCTGTCGATTTACGACAACCCGGCCGGTACGGACATGGCGATCCTCAGCATCGCACGTAAAAACGGAAAAACAGGGCTGATTGCCGGAATCCTGCTGGCGCATCTGGTGGGGCCCGAAGCGGTACAGAACACGCAGATCGTCAGCGGCGCTCTTAGCCGGGAGCAGGCGGCCATCGTTTTTAACCTGGCAGTGAAGATGGTTAACCTCAATCCGAAGCTGCAGGAGCTGGTTCACATCACGCCCAGCGGCAAAAAGCTGATCGGGTTGCCCTGTAACGTTGAGTACAAGGCTTTATCTGCTGAGGGTAAAACTACCCACGGCCTTTCGCCCATCCTTGCGATTCTGGATGAAACCGGGCAGGTAAGGGGGCCGCAGGATGATTTTATCGACGCCATAACCACGGCTCAGGGCGCGCATGAAAGCCCGCTGCTGATTGTTATCAGCACCCAGGCGGCGAACGATGCCGACCTGCTGAGCATCTGGATAGATGACGCAGTTAAATCGAAAGATCCTCACATAGTCTGTCACGTTTACGAGGCCCCCAAAGAGGCGGATATCAGTAAACGTGAATCCTGGCTTGCCGCTAACCCGGCGCTTGGAACGTTCAGGTCTGAAAAAGACATGGCGCGCCAGGCAGAAAAAGCGGGACGCATGCCAAGTTTCGAGAACACCTTCCGAAACCTGAACCTGAACCAGCGCGTGTCTACAGTATCACCGTTCATATCCCGCAGCGTGTGGGAGCTGTGCGGCGGCTTACCGCAGAACACGGCGCGGAAATGGTATGCCGGGCTGGATCTGTCAGCCAGGAACGATTTAACGGCGCTGGTCATTGCTGGTGAAGCAGAAGATGGTGTCTGGGATGTTTTCCCCTTCTTCTGGACACCTGAAAAGACGCTTGAAGAACGCACCAAAACAGACCGCGCGCCGTATGACGTCTGGGTCAGAGAAGGCCTTTTACGCACGACGCCTGGCGCGTCCGTGGATTATTCATTCGTGGTCGCTGATATTGCCTCAATCATCGGTGATTTCGATATTACCTCGATGGCCTTTGACCGCTGGCGCATTGACCAGTTCAGGAAAGAGGCGGACGCCATCGGGCTGAGCCTCCCTCTGGTCGAGTTCGGCCAGGGCTTTAAGGATATGGGCCCGGCAGTAGACACTCTTGAATCGCTGATGCTTAACGGGCGGGTGAGGCATGGTATGCACCCGGTTTTAACGATGTGCGCCGTGAATGCGGTGATCGTTAAAGATGCTGCCGGCAACCGCAAACTCGATAAATCAAAAGCAACGGGTCGTATTGATGGCATGGTCGCAATGACAATGTCCGTTGGTGCCGCCAATGGGGAAGTTACCGAACAGGGTGGTGACTTCGAGGACTTTATTTTTCGACCGCTGAGCATGTGATGGAAGAACCTAAATACACGATTGACCTGCGAACCAATAACGGCTGGTGGGCAAGGCTGCAGTCCTGGTTTGTCGGCGGGCGTTTAGTCACCCCAAATCAGGGCTCGCAAACAGGGCCCGTTTCGGCCCACGGTCACCTGGGCGATTCATCCATTAACGATGAACGGATACTGCAAATATCGACGGTGTGGCGCTGCGTGAGCCTGATTTCGACGCTCACTGCGTGCCTTCCGCTGGATGTCTTCGAAACTGACCCGAGCGACAACCGAAAAAAAGTCGGTTTAAGCAATCCGCTGGCTCGCCTGTTGCGCTATTCGCCCAATCAGTACATGACCGCCCAGGAGTTCAGGGAGGCGATGACGATGCAGCTTTGTTTCTACGGGAACGCCTATGCGCTGGTGGATCGTAACAGCGCAGGCGACGTGATCAGCCTGATACCGCTTCAGTCCGCCAATATGGATGTGAAGATGGTCGGTAAAAACGTGGTTTATCGCTATCAGCGCGATAGTGAGTACGCCAACTTTTCGCAGAAAGACATTTTTCACCTTAAAGGCTTCGGATTTACCGGGCTGGTTGGCCTCTCACCCATTGCGTTTGCCTGTAAATCGGCAGGCGTGGCGGTGGCGATGGAAGATCAGCAGCGAGATTTCTTTGCGAACGGTGCCAAATCGCCCCAAATCCTCTCTACCGGCGAAAAGGTGCTAACTGAGCAGCAGCGTTCGCAGGTTGAAGAGAACTTCAAAGAGATCGCCGGCGGCCCGGTAAAAAAACGCCTCTGGATTCTGGAAGCGGGCTTTTCTACTTCGGCAATTGGCGTGACGCCTCAGGATGCCGAAATGATGGCGTCCCGAAAATTCCAGGTTAGCGAACTGGCTCGATTCTTTGGCGTACCGCCTCACCTTGTTGGCGACGTTGAGAAGTCAACGAGCTGGGGATCGGGCATCGAGCAGCAGAATCTCGGCTTCCTGCAGTACACCCTTCAGCCCTATATCTCGCGCTGGGAAAACAGCATTCAGAGATGGCTGATCCCGGCGAAGGACGTTGGCCGCATTCACGCTGAGCACAATCTTGATGGTCTGTTGAGAGGTGATTCTGCTTCCCGCGCTGCATTCATGAAGGCGATGGGAGAGGCGGGACTTCGCACGATCAACGAGATGCGGCGAACGGATAACCTTCCGCCGCTGCCAGGCGGCGATGTGGCCATGCGGCAGTCGCAATACGTGCCGATCACCGATTTAGGAACCAACAAAGAGCCCCGCAATGACGGGGCTTAATTTTTATGGGGGCCGCGATGCCTGAGATCGTAAAAACGCTGTCTTTCGACGAGACAGAAATCAAGTTCACCGGTGACGGAAAGCAGGGCATTTTCGAAGGATACGCATCTGTTTTCAATAACACCGACTCCGACGGCGACATCATCCTGCCTGGCGCTTTCAAAAGCGCGCTGACTAACCAGACCCGAAAAGTGGCGATGTTCTTCAACCACAAGACCTGGGAATTACCGGTTGGAAAGTGGGACAGCCTTGCTGAGGACGAAAAAGGCCTCTATGTGCGCGGTCAACTGACGCCCGGACACAGTGGTGCTACTGACCTTAAGGCGGCAATGCAGCACGGCACGGTTGAGGGGATGTCGGTTGGCTTTTCGGTTGCTAAAGACGATTACACGATCATTCCCACCGGCCGCATTTTTAAGAATATCCAGGCCCTGCGCGAAATCAGCGTCTGCACCTTCCCGGCCAACGAACAGGCTGGCATTGCAGCCATGAAAAGTGTCGATGGCATCGAAACCATTCGTGATGTGGAGAACTGGCTGAGGGATTCAGTCGGGCTCACCAAATCACAGGCAGTTGGGTTAATAGCCCGGTTTAAGTCAGCGATTCGGAGCGAGTCCGAGGGCGACGGAAACGAAGCACAAATCAACGCTCTGCTTGAGAGCATCAAATCCTTCCCTTCTAATTTAGGAAAATAATTATGTCTGAACTCGCTCAAATTCAAAAAGCCATCGAAGAGTCCCAGCTGAAAATGACTCAGCTTTTCGATGCCCAGAAGGCAGAAATCGAAAGCACCGGCATGGTGTCCAAACAGCTGCAGTCCGACCTGGCGAAAGTACAGGAAGAGCTGAGCAAATCCGGCACCCGTCTTTTCGATCTGGAACAGAAACTGGCTTCCGGTGCCGAAAATCCAGGCGAGAAGAAATCCTTCTCTGAGCGTGCGGCTGAAGAGCTGCAGAAGTCCTGGAACGGCAGCAAAGGCAGCTTCGACGCGAAGACCTTCAATAAATCCCTGGGCAGCACTGCGGCATCAGCTGGCAGCCTGATCCAGCCGATGCAGGTTCCTGGCATCATCATGCCGGGTCTGCGCCGCCTGACCATTCGCGATCTGCTGGCACAGGGTCGTATTTCCAGCAACTCACTGGAGTACGTGCGCGAAGAGGTGTTTACCAATAACGCCGACGTGGTCGCTGAAAAGGCGCTCAAGCCTGAATCGGATATCACCTTCAGTAAGCAGACCGCCAACGTCAAAACCATCGCCCACTGGGTGCAGGCTTCGCGCCAGGTTATGGACGACGCCCCGATGTTGCAGTCCTACGTCAATGACCGGCTGATGTACGGTCTGGCGCTGAAGGAAGAAGGTCAGCTGCTGAACGGCGACGGCAGCGGTGATAACCTAGAAGGCCTGAACAAAGTGGCCACCGCCTACGACACCGCACTGAATGTCACCGGTGATACTCGCGCGGACATCATCGCTCACGCTATTTATCAGGTTACCGAGTCTGAGTTTAGCGCCTCCGGCATCGTCCTGAACCCACGCGACTGGCACAACATCGCGCTGCTGAAGGACAACGAAGGTCGTTATCTCTTCGGTGGCCCACAGGCATTCACCAGCAACATCATGTGGGGCCTGCCAGTCGTTCCGACTAAGGCGCAGGCAGCCGGCACCTTCACCGTCGGCGGTTTCGACATGGCGTCTCAGGTCTGGGATCGCATGGATGCCACCGTGGAAGTCAGCCGTGAAGACCGCGACAACTTCGTGAAAAACATGCTGACCATCCTGTGTGAAGAACGCCTGGCGCTGGCTCACTATCGCCCGACAGCAATCATCAAGGGTACTTTCTCTTCTGGCTCATGATGGGGGAGGGCGGGGTGACCCGCCCTTTTAACGTATGGCGATAGATGTTCTGCAGGTTATCGGCCTCAACCTGTTTAAGCAGCAGATAGAGTTTGAAGAAGATGACCGGGACGAGCTGATCACGCTTTACGCCCAGGCAGCCTTTGACTACTGCTATCGATGGTGTGACGAGCCAGCATGGAAGGCGCCAGGTGATATTCCGGCAGCGGTTAAGGGAGCTGTGCTTCTGGTATTTGCTGACATGTTCGAACACCGGACCGCACAAAGCGAGGTTCAGCTTTACGAAAATGCTGCTGCTGAGCGAATGATGTTTATTCATCGCAACTGGCGCGGCAAAGCGGAACCTGAGGAGGGCTCCTGATGGAACCTGGACGATTCAGGCACAGGGTTAAAATCCTGAACTTCACAACCTCCCGGGATTCATCTGGGCAGCCAGTGGAATCATGGAGTGGTGGCGATCCGGTTCCGGCAGAGGTGAAAGGGATCAGCGGCAGAGAGCAAATGTCAGGTGGCGCGGAGATGGCACAGGCAACGATTCGCATCTGGATGCGGTTCAGGCCTGAGGTACATGCTTCCTCCCGCATAGAGGTGCTCAGCGGCCCATACAAAGGCCAATTGCTGAATATTATCGGTCCACCTGTCGCTAACCCGAACGGAACTCGCCTAGAAATTCTGTGTAAAACAGGAGCTGAAAAGTGATCGGAACGAACCTCGATTTTTCCGGACTGGCCGACATCGCTAAAGACCTTGAGGCACTCAGCCGCGCAGAAAATAACAAGGTTCTGCGCGATGCCACGCGCGCCGGCGCGGAAGTGCTTAAAGAAGAGGTGATCGCCCGCGCGCCGGTACGTACCGGCAAGCTGAAGAAAAACGTGGTGGTGGTGACACAGAAAAGCCGCCGCCGCGGCGAAATCTCTTCGGGCGTGCATATCCGTGGCGTAAACCCTCGCACCGGGAACAGCGATAACACCATGAAGGCGAAGAATCCGAGGAACGCCTTTTACTGGCGTTTCGTTGAGATGGGAACAGCCAACATGCCACCTCACCCCTTCGTGCGTCCGGCATTTGACGTGCGTCAAGAGCAGGCCACAGAGGCAGCTATGCGGCGTATGAATCAGGCCATTGACGAGGCGTTAAGCAAATGACCGAAGACGATCTCTATCCGCTGCTGGCATCACTGGCTGGCGGCAAGGTTTATCCCTACGTTGCACCTCTTGGCAGCGATGGGCAGCCTTCAATCGCGCCGCCGTGGGTGATCTTCTCGATTATCACCGATGTGGCAGCAGACGTTCTTTGCGGACAGGCAGAGTCTGCCGTATCGGTCCAGGTGGATGTCTACTCCAGTGCCATCACCGAAGCGCGCGAGATTAGAGATATGGCGCTGGATGCCCTCCAGGTGCTCAAGCCGGGAAATATCGTCAAAACACCTGGTTATGAACCCGACCTGCGCTATCACAGGGCAACGCTTGAATTTCAGGTAACCGTTTAGCCTCAATCACCCTCACAGACC